AAGGTGAAACTGGTCCGATGGGACCTCAAGGTGAAACTGGTCCGATGGGGCCTCAAGGTGAAACTGGTTCTATAGGGCCTCAAGGTGAAACTGGTCCGATGGGACCTCAAGGTGAAACTGGTCCGATGGGACCTCAAGGTGAAACTGGTCCGATGGGACCTCAAGGTGAAACTGGTCCGATGGGACCTCAAGGTGAAACTGGTCCTTCTGGATCTATGGATCCAGTTGATTCAATAAGTAAAGTTAGTTTAACTAATAATCTTAATAAAATAGATAATTATAAAGCAAATAAATATTTATATATAAAAAAAAATTAAGTGCTATTTCTAATTATATTGGTGTTTTTATTTAATTTGGTATTGTCTAATTAAATAAAAATTGAAGCTTATTTATATTTAAATGGTACATTATAAAATATAGTAATAATGTCTTTTGGAGAACTAACTAATATTATAAATGATTGTTGTTATATAATAAATACAAATATAACATCTAAAACAATAAATAAAGAAGATTTGGTAGATATAAAATTTAAGATCTATAAGGAATTATCACCAGTCTATAATTCTCTAACTATTAATATGTTGGATGAAATCTTTAGTAAATTATTTACCCCAAAATACAAGTTTAATCAAGAAATCTGTTTTGATGGAGGAAATAATTGTATGAGAGAGTATGAATGTATTTATGATGATGTTAAAGTAAAAAATAAATATCAGAAACTTGAAGATCAATTTCAAAAATTATTAAAAATGCCTCAACCTGCACAAAGAACTAAAGAATGGTATGATTATCGTTATAATAGAATCACAGCATCTGATACAGCTGCTGCAATTGATCAGAATCCATATGAACCAGTAGAAGGTTTTATTTTGAAAAAATGTGATCCTAATTTTCCATTCCGCGATAATGACGCAGTTCATCACGGGAAAAAATATGAACCAGTTGCAACAATGATTTATGAACATATTTATAATTGTAGAATGTTTGAGTTTGGCGCATTGCCTTCTGAAAAATATAATTTCCTAGGAGCATCTCCTGATGGTATCTGTTCTAAATATACACTTGATAATAAATTCTGTAAAAGAATTGGTAGGATGTTAGAAATTAAATGTCCAGTATCAAGAGAAATTCATACCAAAGGTAAAATCATTGGTGATATTTGTCCATTCTATTATTATTGTCAAATTCAGCAACAGCTTGTATGTTGCGAATTAGAACTTTGTGATTTTTGGCAATGCACAATACGAGAATATAGTGATAAGAAAGAATATCTTCAAGATAATTGCAATACAACCATTAATGCGGAAGGTATCGAGGGAAATAAAATAGAAATTAATCCAAGACTAAAGAAAGGTATGATTCTTGAGTTCTATCCTAAAAAATTTGATCCTATTGATAGTGATGACAAGATTGAATGGAAAAGTAAATATATATATGCAAAAACACTCGATCTAACTATTGAACAATATGATGAATGGGTGCTAACTAATATTGATCAATATAAAAAATTATATCCCGAGCTTGCAAAAGATTATTATTTCAATCGTATTATATATTGGAAATTAGAAGTATCGCATAATGTGACTATAGACCGGGATGATAAGTTTTTTGATTCATTATTACCAGTATTAAAAGATACTTGGGAAAAAGTAAAATATTATAGAAAGAATAAGGATAAGCTTGATGAACTTAAAAAAATTGTTGATAAAAGGAAAAAATATATTAAAATGAATCTTACCTATACAATTGCAAATAAAAAAATACATGACACAAAATATGATTTTCTTAAAGATGGTTTTGACCATAATTTACTATTAACTGAAAAAGTTGTTAGTAAATCATCATATTATAAAAAACCTCAAATTAAATCAACCGAAGATAGTGATAATATTGGTATTAATATGAGTAATTACCAATTTATTGATTAATTGCTTATAAAGTAATTACCAATTTATTGATTAATTGCTTATAAAGTAATTACCAATTTATTGATTAAATAATTTATTTATTTCTTAGAAGAGCGTTTCTTAGAAGCTTTCTTTGATCCTTTCTTGGAAGAACGGCGTTTGCCACCTTTCATTGAGCGCTTCTTGGAAGCTTTCTTTGATCCTTTCTTGGAAGAGCGGCGTTTGCCACCTTTCATTGAGCGCTTCTTAGAAGAACGTTTCTTAGAAGCCTTCTTCGAAGAGCGGCGTTTGCCACCTTTCATTGAGCGCTTTTTGGAAGAACGTTTCTTAGAAGCCTTCTTTGAAGAGCGGCGTTTGCCACCTTTCATTGAGCGTTTCTTGGAAGAACGTTTCTTAGAAGCCTTCTTCGAAGAGCGGCGTTTGCCACCTTTCATTGAGCGCTTTTTGGAAGAACGTTTCTTAGAAGCCTTCTTCGAAGAGCGGCGTTTGCCACCTTTCATCGAGCGTTTCTTAGAAGAACGTTTCTTAGAGGCCTTTTTGGAAGAGCGGCGTTTGCCACCTTTCATTGAGCGTTTCTTGGAAGAACGTTTCTTAGAGGCTTTTTTGGAAGAGCGGCGTTTGCCACCTTTCATTGAGCGTTTCTTGGAAGAACGTTTCTTGGAGGCCTTTTTGGAAGAGCGGCGTTTGCCACCTTTCATCGAGCGTTTCTTGGAAGAACGTTTCTTAGAAGCCTTTTTAGAAGCACGGCGTTTTCTTTTACCACCAAGTTGAGCATCTTCACCCATTCCTAATAACATTTTTTCATCAACATTATCTGAACTCATTTATATATACTATAAAGTAGAAAATATTATATATTTTTATAAAATAATTTTTTTATATCTAAAATTTCATTTCCTGATATATTATCAAATACTATTTTTGGTATATTAATCATTTTACCAGAAGGTTTATAATTAAATTTATTAGATCTATTTTTTTGTAATCTGGATTCTCTTAATACATCAACTGGTTCGCCAATACATTTTAATGTAAAGTCTTGAAATGGTGATGGTTCAATAACAGTAATATTATGATTTTCTAAATAATTATTTCTAATAATAGCCATTTTAGATAATAAAATGTTATAATTTTCAATATCAGTAGTATTTTTATTTATTAGATTATAATGATAATCAAATAATAGATATAAGTAGGTTAGATTATATGTACCAAAATATGTTTTCTTTTTTTTAGAATATCTATAAACAACACATCTTTTATTATTTCCAAGTAATCTTAATATTAATTTATTATCATGATAAAATTCTAATCTTTTATCAAAGAATTCTAGAAATGGTGAAAATTGTTTAATCTTTATCGTATCACCATATTTAGTTTTTAATATTTTTTCTATAATTTCAGCATCTTTTATAATAGTATCTGTAATTAATTCATAATAAGGATATTCTTTATCATGATCTGATTTGATTATTTTATTATTATAATAATCAAATGCATAAAACCCAACAACAATTAATTTGGAATTATGTACTATCTGTTTTCTAATAAATCTCATCATCTTAATATTTGGTTTAATTAAATCTAATGACTTATTTGCAGTCTTCTCATTTGTTATTGGATAATAATTTATTAATCTATTAAATCTATTAATAGCTTTTTCTAATCTCCAATAACTAGTCATTGGATCTGTCATTATTCTATAGGCATCGCATAACATAAAATGAGGATGAGTACATCTAATATTATTGTCAGTTGTTATAGTTGGTAAATTATTATAAATATATTCTGGCATATAAGCTATATCGCAATAATTAATAAAATTTACAAATATCTTATAAGTACCATCGTGAGCACCATTCTTCCCATCAATATGTTTAAATCCCTGTGAATGCAACTCTTCTAATAATTCTACCATATCCTTAATAGGATTAGGGCTATAGAATTCTATATCAGCTACATCAGGAAAATTATAAAACACACCATCAATAATTTTATAAAATGATTCTGACTTATTTTTATTCATTAATAATGTATTTTGAGCAAAACCACCATATGCTATTTTCCTTGTACGTACAATATAAGCTTTGATTGCATTATATACTTTTGTTACTTCTGTTCTTGTTGGTTCATAATTTTTTTTATACTCATCTAATGAATTATCTATAATTTTACCAACATTATCTCGTATTTTATCAATATCTTCATCTCGATACATATAAATATCTTTATATTATTATTTAGATAATAATATAAAAACATAATTATTTATTCATCATCAGATGATACATAATCAGATGCTATATCAAATTCATCTGTCTTTTTTTCTTCTTTAATGGCTTCTTTAATGGCTTCTTTAATGGCTTCTTTTGGTTCTGAATATAGATCTTCATGATATGTCACACTAAAATAATCATTATACATATTTTCGTGTTTATATTCTCCTGCAAAATTATCCCATGATAATCTATTTTCATTAAATAATTTTTCAAATAAGTTAAATTTTTTTACAAAAATTTCTGGAATTTCAAATTCAGGATTAGTTGTTTTAGACTCTTTAAAAATATTATATAATTTAATATCGCTTTCATAGACTTTTTTAGATTGTTCTATTTTTTCTTTATTTTGTTTTAATAAATTTAATTCATGTTGTAAATCTATTTTTGATTGAATAATTTCTTTATATTCAGGCGTTTGTTTTAACGCTTCTTTCTTCTTTTCCAATTCTTTTTGTTCTTCTAGTTTTATTTCAGCTGCTTTTTTCTTTTCTTCTTCTTCAGCTTTCTTCTCTTCTTCAGTCTGTTCAACTTCCTCCTTTTCAAAAAAACAAGAGTTTTTACTAAAATACATAATTGTTGCTTTGGATGTCATAAACTTATTTTGATAGCAAGAATTAATAAATAATTTTGCAAGTTTTAGATCATCATAAGTACCAATAATATTATTATTATATTTTACTAAATAATAACTCATCTATGTATTACACATATTAATTAAATAATCTTTAATACACTATTTAAATAAAAATAAATATTTAATATTATATATATATATGAATAAAGTTGAATGTACTTTTGGAAGTAAATGTTATAGAGAAAATCTACAACATATTTTAGATTATGATCATAATGATTTAAATAGAGAACGATTTAATAAAATTATAAATTATTATAAATCAGGCAAGATAAATTATAGTGATGTTATTTTCACATATAAGAGAGGGCATCAGTTTGGAATGATATTATGGGTTCTTGAAAATCTTAATAAATTTAATTATAATGAAAAGAAAACTATAAAACAATATTTTACAACTCTAGAAGAAGATGCCAAAACTGATCCAATATTAGTCTCGCGTGATAGGAAAGAAAATATTATTTTTAAAGGAAAAGTTATGACTATAGAAGATTTATGGGGTAATGAATTAAATAATTGTAAAATAATATTTTCTATTGAATAAAAATACGTTTTTATTAGTAAAAAAATATATTATTTATTTATAATATGTCGGATATCCCAATTGTAATTATCAGTTATAATAATTATAAGTTTGTTCAAAATACTTTAAAACAAATTCTTAGAATAAACAAAGATTATTATAATAATATAATAATTCTAGATAATTGTTCTAATGATAAGGATACAATTAATTATTTACAAAATGTTGATGTAAAAATTATAAATAATTCATCTAATCCAGGACCTTGGATAAGCCAATATCAAAATAAACATATATATGATATATTACCAAGTAAATTTATATTGACTGATCCTGATTTGGAATTAAATGAGAATATTCCAACAAATTTTATTGAAATTTTAGCTGATTTATCTGATAAATATAATTGTAGAAAAATTGGTTTTGCTCTAGATATAAATGAACCTGATAAAATGCTAGATACACCTTATTTTACTAAACATAATACACCACAAGGTACAATTAGAGACTGGGAATTGCAATTTTGGAAATATAAAATTAATGATGAAAAATATGAATTATATTATGCTGATATAGATACAACATTTTGTTTAATTAATAAAAATAATATTTATAGTAATAACACATTAAGAATTGCAGGGAATTTTACTGCAAAACATTTACCATGGTATGTGGATTGTAAGGTTTATAGCTTATATGAAAGTTATTCATTGTATAATAAATCAACTAAAATATCAACAATATCTGATACATTATATTCTTATATTAATAATAATTATTTAAAAGTTAATAAAAATGATGAATATTTTTTTATTAAAAAAGATAAAACTAATCCCAATTTAACTTTTTGGGAAAATAATTATACTAATTGGGAAAATAATAAATTTAGTATAATGGATAAATATTTAGATACTAATAAAAGGTATATTGAGATTGGTGCTAAAATTGGCGCAACCGCAATATATGCAAATAGAAAGTCTAAACACGTCTATTCTGTTGAAGACAATATTTATCTATATAATGATATGGTGGCTAATTTTAAAGTAAATTATACAAATAGCTATACACTAATTAATAAAGATATTAGTATAAATAATATTATAGATAATTATGATATGACTCCAAATGATATTTCATTAATAAATATAGATATTGATGGTAAAGAAGAGAATATATTATTTGATTTATATAATATGCATACAAAATATAATTTTCCAATACTTATAAATATAAATTATGATAAATGGGAAAATAAAAATTTAGAAAGATTTGATTTCTTGACATTAGATCAGAAAAATAATATAATTACATGTAAAACTAATATAATTTTTGAAATATAAATTTCTATATTTATATATATGAATAGTTATGATCCTAATAAACAGGCTAGTTCAGGAATGATAAATGGCGCTGGATCTTTTGCAGGTAGTACTTTCTTGGGAAATTATGGTAATTATATTGGTGGTATTGTTAATATTGCTTGGTTTGTTTGTGCATATTATTTATTTATATACATCCGTAAAGAAAAAGTTATAAATAAATATCATTATGCGGGTCCTGCATTATTAGTACTGTTAGCTATTAGTGATAATATTTATTATATTACTGCAAAGAAAACGCCTGAAACAAAAAAAACAGTAAATAGTATATATGCAAATATTGCTTTTATACCAATCTATATCAGTATATTGATATTGGCCATTATGGTTGCATCTAAAGGTCGTATTATTTAAGAGTTAATAGTTATAATGATAATAATAAAGTAAAAAAGACTAAATAAAATTTGATTTAATAAAACATTAAAGTATTATAATATTATTATACTTTAATGGAGATTAATAAAACATTTACTATTTATAAAACTCAAAATAAACATGGGTATTATACTTTTTTTGAAAATATTATAAAATCAACAATATTTACAAAAAAAAACAAAGAACCTACTGATACTAATCTAAATGATACTAATCTAAATGATACTAATCTAAATGATACTAATATAATCTATGATAAAGAATTTATAATTACATATAATAATCCAATTCTAGATAAATACTGTAAATTATTTTGTATATCGGATCCGAATGATAAGAATCGTTTCTTTGTTGGTATTAATATTTCGATTGGTATAACATATGGATTAACTGGATTATTTTTATATTTTGATAATAATATTGTGAGTGATATGGTGATAATTCCTGAGATATTACAAGTAGTGGAATATATTATATCACCAAATGATATATTTTTATATAATCAATCTCTTATTATATTATTTAAAAATATTAAATTAAATGCATATAGAATAAGTGTTCATTGTTTTGATTATTATGATAAACTATTAGGACATCATACTGATTATACTGATATAAGTGGTATTCATAAAATCTATAATAATAGATGGATAGTATTAAATAATAGTATTATATTAGATATAGGATCTGTAAAAATAGAATTTAATAAATTAAAATATAATATGTACAGTATAATTAATGACATTATATCATTTCTAATATATACAGCTAACACAATTAGTTCAGAGGAATATAATGATGGTTATCCTAGATATTGTATAAAATGTAATGAAATGACATGTATTACAAGTTTTTGTAATAAGGTTAGTGATAATATAACACACACTGTTAGTTTGGGTAATAGTTATTGTCATAATTGTGCGATTCGATACTCATTATCTAAGAAATCATGGGTATGTTGTAAATTAATTAATAATGAAGAAAATGATTTATGTTTTAAGAATCTTGACTCTCATTATAATTGCTCCTATCATCATAGTAATAAAAAAGTAGTATATATAATGAATTATTCGGGTAAGAAACCTTATAAAAATGAATATGAATTATTTGTTATGAAATAAATTATAAGAACATCTCACGCCACATCATATCATCCTTCATATCATGATTATCAAAATATTTATACGCTTCATTTAAATCTTCTAATGTTATAACTTTTGATTTGTCATTAGTCGTGAAGGTTCTCCTAGAATAGGCTCTTTTACATTTACCAAATAATATTTCCATATCACCACCATAGTTCTTAAAACTTTTATAATTAGTAATAAAGAATTTTTTTGTAATATCCTCTCCAACAACCCATTCAATATCATTAACTTTCTTTTTAAAAATTAAATATAATTCTTCTCCTGTGTAAGGTTCGATAGTAAATCGAACTGGAAATCTTCTCTCTAACCCCTTATTATATGATAAGAAACAATTCATTATATCATCCTTATATCCTGCAACTATACAAATAAATTCTGTTTTCTTATTAGTCAGATTCTCATTAATAGTGTCGATACATTCTTTCGCATAACTATCTCGTTTTTCTGCATTTCCAAGAGAATATACCTCATCTATAAATAAAACACCACCTATCGCACTATTAATTACTTTTTGTGTTAATGGGGCGGTTTGACCCAAATACTGACCAATCATGTCGCTTCTATTAGCCTTAATAAATTTATTATTATTTAATATTCCCATTGCATTATATATTCTACCTATTATTTTAGCTAATTCTGTTTTTCCAACACCGGGTGGTCCCTGAATTAAAGTATGCATCATATCAGATGATTCTTTATCCAATTTCTGAATATAGAATAATACATGATCAACAATATCATATTTTACTTTATTCATTCCAATCATATTATCAAGTTCTTTTAATGAAGGAACAAGATGATTTAACTGTTTAAGATCAAAATTATATCTCTTTGTAGTGCAATACATTTCACCTAATTCTATTAGGTCTCTTAATGTTTCTATCTTCTTATCAATAATAATCAACTCTTTATCATCCTGATTTGATAATACTGAAATATCTCTTGGAGTATTAGGACCAGTTTTAGGAACCTTATTATTTTCATTAGGAGGGAATATGAATAGAATTTTTCTTTTTGTCATAATATTATTTATATAATTTATATTATTTTCTTTATATAAAGATAAATGGGTTTCTATAATCAATAATGAAAATTATTGCTTGGAATATTAATGGGTTGCGTTCCTTATTAAAAACTGAAAATCTTGATAATCTTATTAAAAGTGAAAAACCCGATATATTATGTTTTGGAGAAACCAAATTATCATGTCCATATACCACTATTGATGATACGATAAAAGATCGTTATAAGGAATACAAGTATCGGTATTGGAGTCATTGTGAAAAGAAAGGTGGTTATAGTGGAACCGCAATATTAACAAAAAAGAAACCTCTCAATATAATGTATGGTTTAAAATATCATGATAAAGAATTGGATGATGAAGGTCGTGTAATAACAATCGAGTATAATAAATATTATTTATTACATGTCTATACACCAAATTCAGGACAAGCACTCGCAAGATTAAAATTCAGAACAAAAATATGGGATATTGCATTCAGTCATCATATTGAAAAATTACAGAAATCAAAACCAGTTATTGTGTGTGGTGATTTAAATGTTGCTCATAAAGAAATAGATTTAAAAAATCCTAAAACAAATAAAATGACAGCCGGCTTTACAGATGATGAAAGAGAATCATTTACTAATTTATTAAATAACAATAAACTAATAGACACATTTAGATTTATAAATAAAGATTTGATAAAATATAGTTTTTGGTCATATATGCGAAAATCAAGAGAGAAGAATATTGGTTGGAGGATTGATTATTTTTTGACAAGTGATACAATGCAAAAAAATATACAAGATAGCGATATTATTACAACTATTCATGGAAGTGATCATGCCCCTATAAAGTTAGTACTAAAAATATAAAAAAAATATAAAAAAATATCTAGTATTATTTATAATAATGGATAATTTAGTAATTGCCCTTTTATGCGGTGTTGTAAGCATGATTCTTTCTGTTACTATGCCTTGTTTATTAAAGAAAGTAAATACCCCCTTATTAGACAATGTTAAAGTTGTTTTTGAAAATAATAAACATTTAGTTATTGTAAGCAGTCTTATTGTTGCAATCACTGCTTATTTAGCTTTATCATTATACCCTCTTGTTAGTGATGATATTAGCACTGGTGAAAGAATGTCAAAAGAAATGATGTTAAAACTCTTAGGTAAATAAATAATTATAAATTTTAGTTAAAATAAATTATTTAAGTATAAATATAAATAATTTATTTGAATAAAAATGCAAGACTACAACCAGTATTAAATAATATTATAAACAATAATAGTCCTAATAATATCTTATAAGTTGTTGTTAGTGCAAAAGCTTGTCCATCAGCACCTGCAGCACCTGCAGCACCTGTATCACCTGTAGCACCTGTATCACCTTTTGCTCCTGTTGAACCTGGTGGACCTGCATCTCCTTTATCTCCTTTATCTCCTTTATCTCCTTTATCTCCTTTATCTCCTTTATCTCCTTTATCTCCTGTTGCTAGTGTTGCTGGTGGTGCTCCTGTTGCTAGTGTTGCTGGTGGTGCTGCGGGTGCTCCTGCTCCTGTTGCTAGTGTTGCTGGTGGTGATGTGGGTGCTCCTGTTGCTAGTGTTGCTGGTTGTGCTGCGGGTGCTCCTGTTGCTAGTGTTGCTGGTTGTGCTGCGGGTGCTCCTATTGCTAGTGTTGCTGGTGGTGATGTGGGTGCTCCTGCTCCTGTTGCTAGTGTTGCTGGTGGTGTGTCATCAAAAAACTCTGGCTCATTTATATTTTTTAATTTATGATCTATCATATATTTTCCATTATCTTTTAAATAATCTAAATCAAAATTATTCATATACTTATATAATATAAACTATATATTTTTTATAAAAAAATATATAATTTTATCAAATAATCTATATATTACTCAAGCACTAATTTCCAAACATTACCCTCTAAATTAAATCTAATCTTTTCTATTTGTGATTTATGTTCTGTAATAAACTTATCATTAATAAAGGTCAATTCGTAAGCTAATAGGTCTTCTT